AGATCAGTCATCCTAAGTAGTTCAGTTTCAATTTCTACTTGACTAATTGGTTGTGACCTGTAAGTGCCGTTCACAAAAACTCACCTTTCTTTATAGTCGTCTTCCAATCATCGAATGGAGACCAGTCAATTTTTTTCAAAGCGGATTTATTTATTTCGGGCCAATCACATCTGCCCGCATCAAAGTAGGTTAGTCCACATTCCTGCAAAATCCAAGCGTCACAACGATCATCGGCCCCCTTTCCATCCCAAACAATTCCCGTTCTAGCACTAATAGCACTAACCACTTCCGACTTGGAAGCATTTCCCCTGCCAGTAGCAAACTTAGCCCTACACGTTGGCGGAATCTCCACAAATGGAAAACCGTTTTCCCACAAAGCGCAACGAACAACTCCACCCAACTCGCCAGCCGCATGAGCCTGAGAGTTTCGAGACCCAAAAGAATAGCCCTCCAAACAAACAGCAGGACCATTCAAAACAGCAAGTTTTTCAATGATCTGATCCCTAATCCAAATCAAACGTTCAACACCCATTTGTTTCGGGCTTAACGCTTCGGTCGCATGCGGCAACGCTATCCCAGTTGAAGTTAACGAAAGGTCTAAGCCAACAATTTCAATCATTGCAAAACCTACCCATTTTTTTCCCACCCATGCTTGGCTAAACCTAAATCAAAAGCCAGTTTTGGATAATTGCCAATTCTTTGATGGCACGCCCTACACACAGCCATACAGTTTTCTTCGTCCAGAATGGAGCCACCTTGACTACGCCTAATGATTTCGTGAACATCACAAGATGCATTGCGGTTGTACGTCACTTTTTCATCGTGCTCAGCAAAAATCGGACAGGCCTCACACCATGGACGTTCCTGAAGCAAGCGTTCCACAAGGGGCCGCCGCAACCTGTACTGGGCTTCTTTCTTAAGAGATCTTCGACGCATTACAAAATAGAATCAAAAAAATCGGACATTTTTTTTACTCCGTGCCTAATGTCGTACTTGTCCACTTTTTCTCTATTTGTCTTTGCGGCCAAAAGTCTTTGTTCCGGGTCACGCAAAGAAGAAAGCAATGGCTTCCAGTGACGTCGCTTGCGAGCGACAAGACCGATTCCGTCTTCCTTTAACTCCAAGTATGACGGCGTGGGAGAAGCAACAAATGGGATGCCCGCTGCGGCATACTCCAAACCCTTAATGTTGCTTTTTGCCATATTGAAAGGAACATCGCTCAGTGGCACGATTCCAATATCGAACTGAAAAAGTTCTGGATATTTGCTTGGTGACACAAGTGGCAAAGTCGTAACTAATTTGGGGTGGACATCAATTTCTTCCGCAAAAGAAACGTGCTGTGACACATGCCCTGAATGATGCAACTTGATAAGACCCTCTTCAAACATTGGCCCCAAAATGCCTTTAACCTCGTTCAGGTCGCCAGATCGGTGAGCAGTTGAGCCAACCCATCCAACAATTGGTGTTTCGGTTTTTTCAATAGGCCGCCCCTTGAACCGTCCCACATCAATGTAGTTCCCAATAAGTTCAATCGGGCATTTAACAAAAGACGCTAATCGTTCTCGCAAGTAAGGCGTTGAAGTCGTGACGTAATCAGACTTAGCCAAAATAGTTTTGTAGTGAATGGTGTTTTCTTTTGGATTGGTTTTAGGATGAGAAGCCGCAAAGGCAGCGTTTTTCGGTGAGAGGCCAAAATACCAATCATCAATATCGTTAACGATTATTTGACCATTTGCCTGAGCGAGAAGAATCTTTTCAGGAATGTCCTCAAACATGACGCGTTGCATGACGATCACGTCGCAGTCGAAATGGTATGCACCACCCCAATCCCTGACACCAAAAATTCCGTCTTTATGGGCAAGGATCCCGATTGCCGCAACATTCTCCAATGATCCAAAATACTGCCCCAAACGAGCCCACCCGGCTCCCCCCATTACCGGGTGACCTCGTTTGTCAGTTATTGATCTTGACCAATCACTTGAGGCGAATCCAATTTTTGGCATCAGTCCCCCGGATCAGTGACGGAGTCAAAATCCCATTTATTTTCTAAAGCAGCCCAAAGCGCTCGGTCTACAGCGGTCGGCTCAATATCAAATTCGTCCAAAAGTTCCTGATGTCGCTCAATGGCTTTGCGAAGAAACTCAACACCACGCAAACGTTCATCAACGGCATCGGACCCAAGCGCAATCATTTGGGTCACTTCGTCAACCCGACTATCAACGTGGAACTTAAAGCGAAGAATCTTTTTACGACGTACCTCGATCTCGGACAAAGATTCGGTAAGTAGTTTGACTCCATCGTCACCTAGCGCTCGGTAATTTTCAGTATCCCGACGCTCTTCGTTTTTAAGTGATTCAAGTTGCTGGTCAAGGTTGTTCGTCAAGACAGTGAGCGCTCTTTGCCAACGTGTCCAGTTTTCTGGCAGGCGCAAATAGTCTTTCTGCTCTGGAGTTACCTTGTTTTTGACTTCCTCAGCAACCAAACGTGCAAATGTGTCATCTAGCATTTTTTTCCCTTACTTTTTAATGTTTCTATTTACTTGGTGCCCGAGATGGGATTTGAACCCATAAGGTGTTGCCACCCGGGGGGTTTAAGCCCCCTGCGTTTGCCGGTTTCGCCACTCGGGCATCGGAGCGAAAACGAATTGCAAACATTTGTGCTTTTCAGTTCCATGCTGGGCAAAAAGATTTGTAAGCGCACCAGTCGCACAAGCGGTGCTTCTTGGCTTCAAAATTTGAAGTTGCGCACGCTTCTTGAATTTCAGCATGAACGGAAATAATTGTTTTTTTTGTTTCATCCAATTCTTTAGTTTTTACTGGGTGAGTAAGTCTTACACCATCTTTTAAATAAAGCAGTTCCAATGAATTTACTTTGGTTTGGTGAATTTCACCAAGCAAGACAGCGTAAATAAGAAGTTGTTGAAATTTTCCGTTTCTCCATTGAGGACGAGGAGTTTTTCCGGTTTTGTAGTCACCGATAACAATGCCATTGGCGTCCTTGCCCCAGCGATCGATATAGCCGCGTAAGGAGGCGTCACCAACTTTGCCCGTCACGTAATCTTCCAGCCCTTCAAAGGAAACTTCGGCTGGGTTTTCCATTAGGAAATAGTTTTCAACACACCACCATGCACGCCAACGAAACTCATGCATTTTGGCTTCGTGGCCATGGAGCACATCGGCTGCTTTGTTTTGATACTCGTCAGACCAAAGCGATCGCATAATTGATTGAGCGGTTGAGAGGGTTCTGCTTTCCGGGGGGCTCAGCAAAAGACGTTCGAGTGCATCGTGAACAAAGTTGCCAAGAACTGTTGCCTCGGTCGGAGGGTCAATGATTTTGTCAATCTTTGAGTACTTATATTTCAACGGACATTGCTGCCAAGTTGAAATTGAAGACGGTGAAAGAAATTCCGGTGGAACTAGAATTTCGGTTTCAATTTGCTGATTTACGTCTTCAGGCAATTGGCTCAACGAAATCACCGCCAAGAGTCAGTCGCGTTACTTCTGCAATAAGTGCTTCCAAATCTTCCACCTTTGCAGTTGTGCGTGTTGGCTTTGGCTCACCGTCTGCGTACTCAATCCAAAAGTCTTCCAACGCTTCTTTTTGCTCGGGGGTAAGCGACTTGGACAAAGACACAAGTTGATCAAAAAGTTGATTGATTCCTTCATCCACTTGAGCAACCTGTTGCGCCAAGGCGTCATTACTCTCATCAACTTCAATAGCGGCGTCATCGCGAGCGAGATACAAACCCACACCCAATTGCTGGGCCGCTTTCTTTAAGGCGTCCGACATTGCTCCCTTGAATTCGTCACCGAGGTCAAGGATTTTCCCCGCCTTGGTGTACTTGACCTGCTGGCCGCCAACACCATCCTTGACAACTGTGTTGTCGCCAAGTCGGGCGATCAGGCGTACCTGCGCAATAACCCAATCAGGGTCTGCGGAATCGCGTCCAATAAAAATAATTTCGCTGGACCAGTTGCCAACACCCAAAACTTTGTTCAACCGACTGATAACTTCACTAATTGGAATATAGGTGAGAGTGCGTCCCGACTTGGATACGTTTCTTTCCATTTCTTTTGGAAACTGTTGGGACAGCAAGGGGTAAATTTCATTACTCATTTAGCATTTCCTTTCCTTACGATGATTGACGGTTTTGCTTCATGCACTTCACAGTATTCGTCCGGGTTAACGCTGATCTTTTGCAGTTCCTTGATTCGCCAGTAAGAAGGCTGAACGTAATCAAAGATCTGAACAAGCATCTGCTCGGGGGAGGCGAGAATTTCTCCTGTGTCCATATCCACATTAAGGTCAACAATTCGTCTAGCAACAGTGTTTGCTAAATCCTTGTGCTGCCACCCGGTACGAGTGTTTGCCCACTTCTTCTCAATTTTCGAACCATCCGGCAGTGCTAGTTCCGGGTTGTCAGCCATTTTGACATTCATAGCGTTAACGGCATAGTCGTAACACATGCCAACTTCGGCTTTTGCCCTATTCAACTCAACAAGTGCAGCACCCAGATCTTCAAGCGAAGCGCCTGAATCAAAAAAACACGCAATTTCTGTATCGAGCGCCAAAATGGCATTACGGAAATCTTTTATAAATTCTAAATTGGGTTGATCCATAGTTACCTCCTCAATAAGCAACAAAACATCTACTTCAAACGATGATAGACGCAGTTTTCCTTTGGGGCAACCCCAACCCAGTGAGAATCGTGAAAGCGCCTACTGTCGCATCAACCTGATCGTCGTGATCGCCCGCTTCAGGAAAAGACGAAAACTCGTCCAAGTAATCGCTTAGCCATGCCGAACGCATCAGCCGAACATTGCCGTTTGCCACAGCGGCAGCAAAAGGCCTTGCACGTGTAACTTTGTCACCAGTTGAGCGCAGACCCATAAAGTCATACCCGGAAAGAACATATCTTGCGTACTGGTCAAGTAGGGCTTTTCCGGAAGACCCCGGCTCCTGCTCCATGCGGATCGGAACATTCTTTCCGTCTTCGGCAGCAGTTTGGGCAATTAGCGCTTCCACCTTCTCTCCCTTCACTCGCGCTTTTTTAACGTCAAGCACATAGGCAATGCCTTGATCGAGCAGCATTAAAACGCCAACCGTCCAGTCGGGGTTCGGATTTGAGTGCGACGGCTCGGTAGCCGCAAGATCCCAAAAGCGTACAACTCGAGCCATCGAACTAATCTGCGGAACTTCGTGGGCGTCAATAATCCCAAACGATTCACGCGAAAAAAGAGTTCCTAGAGTGGTCGCCCACCAGTCACCGGACTCCAATCGACGTCTTTCAATGGGATCAAGTGTTTGGAGCGCCTGCCTGTACGACTCTGCGTCGATTCCGGGGTTGTCGGTCAGCCGGGAGGGAACAAAAATACGGTTCTGCTCCTGACCCTCCACGATGAATCGTTGACGAACCCAGTTGGGTGCAGGGTTGGAAGCAGACCTCATTCTCAAGGGCACCTGAGACAGTGGTCCGCTCGATGGACGCCGCAAACGAGAGAACAAATAGCGGTAGTCCTGTTCTCTAATTTCCGTAACCTCGTCCATTCCAATGAATTGGAACTCCGCACCCTTGTAACGCAAGTAATCATTCACGTTGTTCAAGTAGCCAAAAGAAATGCGTGCCCCTGACGGAAAAGTGAATACATAGGAGTTTGCGTTCCAGTGAACGTCGTCTTGGGGGGCGAGCCAGTCTCTTGCCCTGTCCATGAGTGCACCCGGAAGCGACAAGTCGGCAAACGTCTTACGAAACAAAATGGCCGAGTAGTTCGGAACATCTACGTATTGAAGCGCAGACATTAAAAGGGCAGAACTTTTTCCGCCACCAGCCGCTCCGCCGAATAGCGCCTCCAGTGCATACGTGCGCAAAAAAACACGTTGAGTGAGGGAGGGCTCTTCTGGGCAATAAAGCGGCTCTTTTGGTTTTAGCCAGTCAAGAACCTTGTTCCAGTCGGTCATCGCAGAATTTCACCTACTTTTTCAGCATTTACCAATGTAGAATCTACTCTAGGTTGACGGACTAAGGTGTTAGCGTGAAAAAAGAAAACAACTTGGATTTTGCGGGAGTAACAAGATTGTCAAAAATCATCGGTTTTCTCACTCGCGAAAATATTGCACACATGCTTATGGTTGCTTTTGTCATTTTTACTTGCATCGGAGCGGCTCTAATCTATCTTCCCGCTGGTTTTATTACATTGGGAGTTACAGCCGGACTTTATGCCTACCTTCTTGGATCTGAATAATGGCTTGGAATAAAACAGAGAATAAGCAACTTGGCGTCGATCAGGAGGTGAAGTCCTCTTTAGGTTTGGGGGCGCCAATTTCCTTGAATCCATCGATGGTGGGACGAGGATACCGAGACGGGTGGGACATTGAACGGGCCTACCGGGAAGGTGTACAGCGAGTAACTTGGGTTTTTCGCTGTATTGACGCCATTGCTGGAAATCAAGCCCGACTCCCCGTAGTCCTGAGAAAAGACAATTCACCACAGGGCGAGATATTAAGTAAATCTAATGAAGTTTTAGATCTACTTAACACTAAGTCCAACGAGGGGGAGAACTCCTTTATTTTCCGCTTCCGACTGTCAAGTCAATTGCTGATGAGCACTCGCGGCGTGTTCATTGAAAAGGTGCGCGGCCGGGGGGGCAAACTCATTGCCCTGCATCTGCTGCCCCCCCAGCACACATCCCCGATTCCAGATCCACGAAAATTTGTTTCCGGATTTGAAGTTTTACTTCCCGGCGGCGGGAAGAAAATTATTAGACCAGAAGATGTTGTTTGGATTCGACGCCCACATCCGATTGATCCTTATCTTTCTTTGACGCCAATGGAGACTGCTGGCGTGGCAATTGAAATTGAAAATCTTGCAAAGATTTACAACAGGAACTTTCTTTACAACGACGGACGTCCGGGTGGGCTCTTGGTTGTGCGTGGAGAAATGGATGAAGACGACAAGGAAGAACTTCGTAGTCGTTTCCGTGGGAACCTGAATAGAGCGGGCCAGACCTCCGTTATCGCTTCAGACGATGGAGTCGACTTCGTTGACACCTCATCGAACCCTCGCGATGCCGCTTACATCCAAATGCGTCAAATTACAAAAGAAGAGATTCTGGCCGCTTTCGGTGTACCTGAGAGCGTTATTGGCAATGCCGCCGGTCGAACATTTTCAAACGCTGCAGAAGAGGGTCGTGTTTTTTGGATGGAGACCATGCAGCCCCATTTGGAAGTTATCGCTCGGGCTTTAGACGAACTTCACGACCAGTACTACATTGATTTCGATACTTCCAGTGTTCCAATTCTTATTGTTGCCAAGCAGGAGCGGCAACGGTATTTGATGGATGAATTTGGAAATGGCTTAATTACGGGCAATGAGTACCGTGAAGGAACGGGTCGAAGCAAGATCGAGTCCGAACTTATGGACTCAATGCTTGCTAATCCGAACTTGACGCCAATCGGAAATACCGAAAAGCCTTTTAATGCCGCAGCCCCTCAAACTCCCGTAGACATGGTTCCAACAGGGGAAGCCGCAGCCCCCGAAGTTCAGGCCGAAGCCCCAGAAACGGCAGTACCGGAGCAGACGGAAATTCCCGCAGAACCCGCCCCTGAGGAAGAAGCGACGTTGACGGCTCCGATCCTTTTTAAGGATTTGCTCAACAAGGACCAGCCGGACGAGTGGGAAATCAAGTCAAGTCAATCAGTTGACAGGTGGACGGAAATTTTTGATCGCTCCTTGGAGCGCCTTTTTGAACGTCAGCAAAGAGTTGTGCTGGAGAAAGCAATGGGAGCAAAGGCCCGACGAGCCATTGCGGCTGGGGAGTTGCCGGTAGATGCAATTTTCGATAAAACCGTATGGAATAAGCAACTCGATGAAGACCTTCGCCCTGTGATTACGGCGATTGTGCGAGATGCTGCTGACATGGGGACGAGCCTGTCAAGCAAAGTTGATAAAACGGATTTTGTTTTTGATGACGAGGCCCTAAAGCAGTATGTGGATGCCCAGATTTACAGAATCCAAAAAGCCAACGAAACGACAAAAGAAGAAATTGCTTCAGCGATTTTAGTTGTACTTCTGCTCGGCAGCGACGAAGACAAGATGGGTATTCTCCGCACCGCTCTTGGAGCAATTTTTGCCAACTTAATTGGCGCTCGCGGACGCCGCATTGCAGAAAATGAAACGCAAACTGCTTTTAACGCTGGAACTTATTTTGCTGCTGGCGCTGCGGCAAAAAATAGCGCGACTGGAGTTAAAAAAACTTGGCTAAGTCGACGTGATGGAAAAGTTCGAAGTGCTCATGCGGCGCTACATGGGAAAAAAGTTGCTTTTTCAGAAGGTTTCAAGACCGATGGATCGCTTTTGCGATTCCCCGGAGACCCCCTTGCTCCACCCCATTTGACGATTAATTGTCGTTGCAGGCTTCGATTCGATTGACGGTTTATAAAGTTTATTGAAACCTCTTTTAATTTATTGAAACCCTTCCATGTGGGTATTGGTACTGCTCTAACCTATTGAGATACGCCTTAATTCCACAAGGTAGGGAAATGTCAACCGATTTTCAAACAAAGTCTATTCCCGGTCAGTTAAACGTTGATCAGGCAGAGGGAATTGTTGAATGCTTCGTTGCGGGCATTGGCAATAAAGACTCAGTAGGAGACATTGTTCTTCCCGGCGCATTCGAGGGAAGCCTAAAGCGCAGGAAGCCACGCGTCGTTTGGGGGCACGACTGGAACCATCCGATTGGCCGAGTTCTGGAAATTTACGAGGTTGGACCCAATGACCGCCGCCTACCGGAAAAAATGCGCGCTGCTCGAATCGGGGGGCTGTTTGCAAAAGTCCAGTTCAACCTTAAAAGCGAAAGAGGTCGAGAAGCCTTTGCAAATATTTCATTTTTTGGGGCTGAACAAGAATGGTCAATTGGCTACAAAACTATTCAAGCCGTTTACGACAACACCCGACAGGCCAACCTTCTAAAAGAAGTTGAACTCTACGAAGTCTCCCCCGTCCTCCATGGGGCCAATCAACTGACTGGAACTATTTCGATCAAGTCCGACGACGCTAAAGACCGTGTCACTTCTTTTAAGAAGTCCAAGTGGCCGATGTTCGACCGAGCCTATGCGGAACGAATTAAAACTGAACACCCAAACATCTGGGACAAGGGTGGCAACATTAAGGGTGATGACCAGTACACAATTCTCACACGTATTGCTGAACAGGGCGGCACAGCCAAAACCGAAGATCAGATTCAGGCATTGGAACTTCGCGAAGCGTGGATCGCTCGTCATCTAAAGGATTTTCAACTTCCGGGCGTAGTTGCCCAAATGAAGTGGCTTGCGATTGGTTCCCGTGGCGAAGGACACATGAAGGACGTTGTCCGGGAAGCAATCAGCAAGTCTTCGGATGGGAAGGCTGAAGCAGCATGCCCAATCGCAACTAGGGACGTTGCGGTGAATCTGGAAAACCGTCAAAAGGCTATTGAGTCTGCTGGCTATGGGCCGTTAAACCCTGAAGAGCCAAACCTAGATTTTTGGGCCGGAAAGGCTCGTCGCTGGGACGTTTCAACTGAGGATGCCCAAAAGCAAAAGTGTGGTAATTGTGCCGCTTTCGTGAAGACCGAGCGAATGATGGACTGCATTAAACAAGGTCTCGCAAACGAATCTGGAAATGAAGCCGAAGGCGTAATTGAAGCAGGTGACCTCGGCTACTGCGAGGCGTTTGATTTCAAGTGTGCTGCTGCCCGTACTTGTGATGCTTGGATCGGTGGTGGACCTGTTACTAGCGAAAGCGAAGAGCAGGAAAAGGGCTATGGCTATGGCAAGCCACATAGCGGCGAAAATCGTGAAGAATTGTTAGAAATGTGGCGACGTCTTTCCGGTTACGCCGCCGACCGCGAAGGTTCGTCCGATGACGACCCTCGCGAAGAATTAGATGAGATTGCTGAATCCGCAGGCATGTCGAATCCCGCAATGGGCAGGCAGGCTGTGCTGGCCCGCTCACTTGCCAATGAGTTGCGAAGCCCTGTAAGAATTCGCACCATGACATCGAATACTGTTGTTTTCGATGTCATGGATCCGTCCGATCCAGATGACGTGACCACTATGAGGTCTTCTTGGCACGCCGAAGAGGGGCGTGTAATGATCGGCAAGCCAGAACGCGTAAGAGTCGAAACCGTTTACGTTCCAATGGAGGGCGGCGGTGGACAAGCGTATTCCGGCGATGCGGAAAAAGGCCTTGGTGCAACTATCGGCGGTGGACGCTCGCGTGAAGGACAAAGCGAAATTGACCGTGACGGCGACGGGGTTATTTTTGATGGCACCCCCGACGAAAGACCCGCCCCTAAAAAGCGCCCCCAGCAAGAGTCTCGCCCTGCAGCAAACCGGGCCACCTCAAACTCCAAGGCTAGTTATCACCGGGCCAGATGGAAGAATGGTGAAAAAAGTTTTTTCCATGAAGATGGCAGCGGCATCATTCAAGATTCTAACGGCAAGGAGTATTCAGTCGGCAACTGGGAAGAAGCGCCAAGCAAGGTGTATTCCAACGTCCCAAAAAATCTACGCTCCAAGGCAAAGCAGGCCCGTGAAGCGGCCCTCAGGAAGGCTCATACTGAGCGGTGGAATCGCGAACTTGGTGGTGCGGGATACGAAGATATTCTGGCTCGGGCGCAGA